AACAACTTTATCAATTTTAGCAGCACGAGATTTATCTTTTGGCGTATAAATTATCCCAGTTTTTTCAAAACCAACTTTGTCTGTCCAAATTATAGGATTTTGAGAAAGTAATTCAACAAAATCTTCTTTAGTTTTACTTACTGGCATATTTGAATAGCGTTGAGTTCCTAAAATATCTGAAACAAAATCTCTAATTTTGTTTGATGCTACACGAGTGTTTGTCATACGTGGGGTAAGGGTAAATTTACCAGCAACCCCTAAGCCACCTGACATCATGTCAAGAAAACGTCTACCATTATCAAAATATTCTAGAGCATCATCCGCATTGGCAACACCAGCATTAGCCAAATCTTCAACTACGTTAATATTAATTTCTCGGAATCTATCTTGTAAACGGTTAAGGGCTGCCGCTTTAATTGTTAGACTACCATTACGGTATTGGTCAATTAATTTTCCTGCTTCATCCCAATACGCACGAACCTTTGGACGGTTAAAGGCTTTTTCAAGAGGAATTGTGCCTTCACCAATTTTAAAAATTCCATATTTAGCAACCATTAAACCACGTTGAACTTTACCACCAATAATTAGTGGGTCAGCAATAAAAGTTACCCCAAAATCTATTGGGGCAGATATAGCAGTAAATAACGCTTTAGCATTACCATCACCCATTACCGCTTTTTCATATTCGTGTGGAAGAACTGAAATTATTGCACGGGCAATATCACGCCCAGGACTAATTTTAGATTTTTCAAATAATGCTGTAGCATTTGCAACTTCTTTAAGGGCTTCTGGGTCATTCTCTACATAACGATTTACTAAATCCATAACCCCTGGAGAATCTTGAAACTGTTCAAAATTATCAATTAAATTTTCTTTAGATGCAAATTTTCTACCTAAATACGCTGCAGCGGGTGTAAGGTCTTTAGTGTATTGTAAAACTGAACTTTCATCAAATACGCTAATTGGTTGAGATGCTTGTTCCCAATATTTTTTAAACGATGTTGAATTATCTGTTGGTAAAGCATCTTCTCCACCAGGAAGAAGTTCTTTAAATCCTTCAAATTGATAACGTAAAAATCCACCAGTACCTAGAGCGCCTTCTTCTTTTGCTAATCTTGCTGCTTGGTAAGGTTGTTTAACAAGTTTTTGCTGAGGGCGTACTAAATATTCTAATCCTTTTTCTATTGGGCCAGTTTCTAAAATTTCTGTACCTAAAGTTTTTAACCCTGCTTCAGCAGCATTAAAGACTGCCTGTATTGGAACATAATCAGCAAGGTTCTTAGTTGTTCCCCCACCATACCAAACTGCACTTTTTACAGATTGTAAAATATTACCAAAAAAACCTTTATCTTCTCTTTGATATTTTGGGTTAAACATTGAAGCCAAAGCATCTTTTGTAACTTTATCCATGTTCTTATATTTATTATAAGCATCATTCTGGGGAATTGATGTAAGTTCATTATGAATATTTCGCAACTGAACCATTGCTTGAATTTGATTAAATTCACCTTTAGGTAAATTACTTTGTGCAACAGCGGTTGCAATACCAGGTGAAGACTCAGCAATTTTTATTAATGGTTTGTCCTTCTCGGCCATTAAAGACCTCTGGACACTACAAAGTTATATAATTCTTCAACATCACCAGTAGGGTCAATATCAATCATTGATGATAAAATTTCTGAGAGTCTGCGCTCACGGGGAAGATTAAGTGCTTCACTTCCAGGACCTGCACCAAAATCCATACCTGTTGTAATTGGTTCGTTAGGTCTTTCGGTAGGAGCACTCAGAGAAGTCATTGGTGGCAAAGATGGTAAAGATGGTAAAGAACCTCTAGATGATGATTTATTTGGACCAGCCATTGGTGCTGCCATTTGTTGTTGCATGGTTTCTTGACCTTGACCGTAGTTTAATCCAGAAATGTAACGTGCTGGCTGTGTCCCAGATTGTCCAGCCCCACCAGTACCTGAAACATTAGCAGGATTATTTTGTGGTGCAGTCGGGCGAAACCCTCCACGATTTTCAGCCATTATTCCTCCTACTTAGTAAATTGTGTTTTAACGTTTGCGGTTCCACCGCACCATATATTATATTGAATTGCTATGTTAACTGCTTTTTTAGCGGCACTAGTTGCTTTAGCATGTGTTTTAACTTCGGTTTCCATTATTGCTAATGCACCAAGTCCTAATCCACCGCCAGAACCTATACCGTACAAACCTCTGTCGTCTCGCATATATCCATAGTCATCACTAATTTGATATAACTTTCCATTAAAACAAATTAATGCATCCCAACCAGAATCATCATCGTTTTTGTTTTTAGGTGCTGGGTCGTAACCCGCCTCAGTTAGTGTTTGTTTTATAGAGGGTAAAACCCTAATCATCATAAATCTATCTGGGTCTTGAGTTTTAATTACTTTAGGTGGTTGCCATAAGTTATTAAGAATATCTCCTGCAAGTGCATCGCCTGCAACTGCAACTAAATACTCACCAATCTTAACTATCTTTTCGCATCCTTTAGCCACATAAGGTCTATCTGTGTATGTGGTCATAGAATCTGATGCTAGGACTGCCCAGCCATTTCCTTGAACACCAACTATGACTGTCATTGCGCCCCCTACTTAATTAACCTCTTGTAACTACTCTTCCGCCTGCTTTACCGCCTGCTGTTAAACTTGAAAGAATTGTTTGAATATCTGGTGGTGGTGTTGGGGCAGCCATTGGTACGCCTTCTTCAGGAGAAGGAGAGCCTCCTACTGGAGCACCAGCGGGAGCAGGGGACATTTGCTCAACCGAAGGATTAGAGGCACCAGCAGGAGGGACTTGTTGTTGCGGTGCAAAGGTAGCCTCGATAGCATCTTCTAATGCTTGTCCCTTTTGGCGAGCCTTGATTACCGCAGCAATTTTCCTAACCACTTCAGAAGCATCTTGTCCCTGTGTAGCCATCTGTGGTATTGCCTGTGTGTATGCTGTGAGAGAACCGAGCAAAGCAGTTCGCATATCTTCAATTTCAATTTTTTCTAATTCTTGAGTTACGTTAACTGTAAATGGTAACTCACGCATAGCCATATCTTTAGAGATTAATTTACCACCAAGTGCTTGTAGCATAAAGATAAGACCCTGTGCTGGATTGAGACCAGCAAGCATACCGTAACGAACATCGGCTGAGTAATCACTCTTGATGTCTTTGGTTGGCTTATATGTAATTTCATATGGTGAGCCAGAATCAACACCACGAATTGTTTTTTCTTCTGGATAAATCATTTCATCAACTTCAAAGCAAATGCTAATTACATCACGAAGTGCTGCAGCAAAAATTGCTTGGGCTGATTTAACCTGTGTATCAAAGGCTCCCATAAGAGCCTGTACACCCTGACCAGTAACAATAGAAGCATCAATGTTTCCAGTACGAGACTCTGGGTAACGAGTTCCTACTCTTAACTCTTGGTTAAGAATGTTCTGTTCTGTAAATGCACCCTGTGGTAATGTTAGTTCTACTCGACGAACACCTGCTGGGTTGGCGGTGCGGATAACCGCATCTCCACCCAGTTGTAATTCTTGTACATCTTGTGGAAGTACAATAGGTGCCTGTACTGATTTCTCCGCTGCTTCCATTGCCAGTAAGGCGAAACGGTTGCGGAGTAACTGAATTCCAAGTACATCGTCAAATTGTCCACGTAGTTCGCTATCAATGGATGGCTTACGTGCTACAATTATCATCATTTTCCCAAGCGGATTTGTAGCCTGAGATAATATTAAATTTTGTCTTGCTGGTATATAAACTGTTGATTGGTCTTTATCGTAGTACCGAATCATTTCTATCTGAGCGTTTAGATTTTGTTCGTATTTATCAGGACCAAGTAGTTCTCTTTCATACTCTGGGAACTGACTTACTAACTCACCTAATGTAAGACTGTATCTTTTAGCAAATGCTACGCAACGACCATAACGGTCAAACTCTGGATAAGAACCAATTGGATTTTCTAAACGAATACGAGGTAATTTAGCATCATCATCTAATTCAATTACAAATGGAATAAAGCCATAAGTTATATACCAGTCTGCTCCTTGGTACATTTGGACCGCAAGGTCAGAGTTAGAAAAATAATTACTAGCAATACGAGTACGCTTATCGGCAAAAGTACGAGCACGGTCAGAGACCTGATTAGCGGCCGAGCAGTTAACCGCAGGAAGTGGCGCCATAACTTCTGACAAGTCACGGGCAACAATGTCAATAAAATTTGCCACGACATTAGCATCTACTCCTTCTGGAAAAAAGTCAGGGTAGACCTGAGATATGTGTCCTTTACGAACAGCAAGTACGTCAAGGTTACGAGCATCTCTTTCGGTATTACGATAACGAAGAGATTGGACTCGTGCTGCTATTTGTTCAATTGATAATGCCACTACTTGCCTCTTTTAATTCTACTCTTCATAATTCTTGATTTTTCTCTACTTGTACGTGCTGCAATTTCTTGAGCAGTTGGCTTAGGTGGCAGTCCCATTTGTACCCTAGCGTTTGCTGCACCCTCTGCATTAATTTGAACCTGTGATTTTTTTATTTTTACAGAGTTAGCCTGAATTTTATCTGTCATATTTTTATAAACAGGATTTACTGACTTTGAACCTTGTCCTGCAATCCCACCTATTGTTCTTACTATTTTTGCATTACTAATTGTTCTTAATGCA